TATAATTTTTCTTAACAAGGTACAAGTGGATTTAGGTCTACACAGAAACTAAATGATGTTCCAACAAATGAACCATAATATCCACATACACTTGTACTTGAACCAGGCCCCACGAATATCATATTTTCAACACCTGAACAATCCAAGAACGTAAAGCTCTGACCCAATCCACCATCAAGATTAGTACAAACCATTTTAACACATTCATTTGTTGTTAGAGCTGTTGTGTTATTATACACCTCTAATGTTCTATTTGGTAATGTGGCACTACATCCACTAAATGTCTTAAAGTTCCAATCAACATAGTAATCATTTGGATTAACTCCATCTAATATTTTGTCATAAGAAAAATATACATTTTCATAAGTGTAATCAGAATTGTAATCAGTTTGAATAACATAATAAGTTTCTTTTGTAAATCCTGTTGTATCCCAATAAGTTGTTAATTCTACAACTTGGTCTTTGAATGCCCATAACAAATAATTCAAGTCTGTATGTGAGTGTATTACTTCACAACTATTATCACATTTGATTAAATCAAAAAACAAGGTAGGAGTTGGTGTATAATTTCTTGTTAATTTAACTAACTCAACATCACACAAATCAGGTTCAATTAAATTTAGATTAGTTATTTTATTGATACGATATTTTGCGTTCTTAATAAAAATAACTTCATTAAAATATAATCCCGATACCTCCCAAGGTGTTAGATACATTCTTATGTTATAGATTTTATTTTCTTCTGAAATTAAATCTTCAACATAATCCCTATAATATCTATCATATTGAGTTTCAACCTCAGGATAAACCAATTCATCTGGTGTAAATTTGGTTGAAGCATCATAGGTTGTATAATGTGAAAAACCAGATACAGCATATGGATAGGTTGTTAATCTATTTGTATTTGGAATATCTCCCCACGATTGAAATCCAACTACAGTAAAAGGACTATTAGTTCCTGCGGTTCTTAAATAAATGTGTGGTTGTCCTGTATTTCCACTTGGTATTGGAACAGACTTAAATGTCATTCTCGGTAATGAACGGAATGGTCTATACTCAAAAATTGGTATTCCGTTTGTATTACCTTCTTTTGATATAAAATAACAAGGTAAAGCAATATTAGTCGTACCACTAGCATTGAGATAATAATCTGTATTCTGTCCTAAGTTTTGAGTTAAAGGTGTATATGCATTTTTATAATCAACACCCAAATCTATAATCTGTTGTCCAAATACTTTATTACTTCTATTGTTGAACTGAGTATTGATGAAGTCATTATCTTTTTTATTTGATGCAAATATACTACCGTTGATGATTGAAGTTGTTGGACGTAATATTTGAGGGTCATTATAATTTACCTTATTAGTCCAATCTAATTGTTCACCTTTACCAATCCAATCAACTAATGGTTCAACAATCAAAGTTTTTGGTCTTATTGGATGAGGAACCACAACCAAATTAAACATTCTATTAACATCTTGAATAAACTCAATTTGTTTTTTGGTGCAATCCATTTCTTTATTCAATTCAATTGTATATGGGGTAACAATTGGTGAACTTGTAATCTTCAAATCTAAACTATTGATTTGACAATCAGGAATATCAAAAAGAACTGAAACGAAATAAAAAGTTTTTCCGCTGATATTGGAATAAGGTTGTAATGTAAAATTATAGATATCTAAAGAGGAGTTATTGGGTATTGCATTATCTAAAATGAAACTATAACTTGCTTCTTCATAACCTTTTAATTGATTTACCGTTGTTGGTAATGTGCTTAATCTATAAACATTTATATGTCCCGCAATTTGTGGAAATCCCATTGGGTCACCAGGCCCTACATATTCACTTAAAGATTGAATTTGTATATTATATGGTTCAACTGGTGCAATTGGTAAAGCAAAAAAGTATTCTGTTTTAGCACTTAAAGTTGGGGCAAAACTAAACTCACTCGGTTGAACTGGATTAAAACCTAAGTTCTCTTCAACTATAACTTTAGTCTTAAATACATCCTCTACGTTTGTACTACCACCTGGCGACAAGTTCACAACTGTAAATCCTGATGTACCACCAGTGGTTCCTGATGTATTATAGAATTCGTATTTGTATTCTCTTGCCTGAGCCATATATGGAGATTCAGTATTGAACGACAATGGAACATAATATCTCCCAAAATAATCACTATCAAAAAAATAACTTTCAATTTGATAATCGGCTTGATTACAAATGAGTGTGTATAAATCCCTCGTTCTAACTGAAGGAATCAAATATGAACTAATTAAAGGTGTGAATTGATTATCAAAATAACCAGTAACACCTGAGAAATCTAATATGGGAGTTTGGTTGGTATCAATATCTCTAATAGTCCCAAATGTATTACCTGTATAATCATAACCTCTTTGTGCTAAGGTATATTGAACTTTACCTTGAGTTACAACATTATTCCAAGTTGGTATATTATTGTTTAAGAAATTCAAGTATGAACTACTAGCATGTGTTGAAATGTAATCTACAGGATGTAATGAAGGGTCAGAGAATAAGTAATCGGTTACAGAATCGTCATACAACGAATGGTTCAAAGATGATGTGTCAATATTACACATTGCCTTATCCCCTATATTTGACGCCAAATCCCCTACTTGAGCATAGAACGTAATGGAGTATATCTTTTCTTTAATGACGATGGAAACCTGATTTAATCTAATGTTACCGTTAAAGATTTCATAACCATTATAGATTAGAGATGCCTCAAATTTCTTTTTGGGGTTCCAGTCTAATGGCACAGAATTAACCTCAAAGAAATAATTGAATATTTCGTTGTTGTTATTTGTTCCTGGTACTTTGAACTCTTGAGTATATGCTGAGTTTCTTTTGGTTATATCCTCAATCTCAGCAAATGATACATCAATTCTTATTTCTTCATCACCATACAAATCAATGTATTTTTGTTCTCCATTAACGTATGTTCTAATTTGTAAACCCATGTATTATCCTTGTGTTCTAAATCTCTTAACACTACCATAATGTAATGTGAAGTTATATTGATAAATTTTTTGATATTGTTTTTGGTATTCTACGAAATCCTTATCCTTAATGATAACAGGAATTAAATGTTGATATAGTCTAACCTCATTCAAACAAGACTGACAATACTGGTTTGGTATGGTTGTACCTGTAATGATAAATACATCTTGAGACATGAATAACTCCTCCATGATTGTAACATCTGCCTCATCCATAAACCAAGTATGACAATCCCAAGAATAATCAGCAGTTGTTTCATAGATGTGGTGAGCTCCTCTTTGTGATGAACCTCTTGCATAGAATTGTTTATCTAAGGATGACTCTTGTTGATAATTTTTTCTTTCTAATTCTATTGTTCTGGTATTTTTCTTACCGAATGTATATGTATCCCATTGACCTCTACCGTTCATAAATAAAACGTGAATTGGATTGTTAATACAATCTTTTGGTTGTATCCAATATTCTAATATTTCAGTCGTAGCACTTGCTATATTCAATCGAGCATCTCTGTCGGTGTTATATGATGTCCCGTAGAAACAAACCTTACCAGCATCGGTAGGAATTGCATTAAGAGTATTTCCTGATGTTACGTTATATGGAACATAGAAGTTTAACATCTTGAATGTTGAATTTGGTGGTTCTTCTGTAGTTGGTAATGCGGTTGTTACTCTATTTTCACATTCAGCAGAATAAGTATAAGGGTCTCCCCAATTGTCAGCCGCTCTTACAGCTATTGAATATATGTCGTTTGTGAAGTAATCATTTTTACCATTTAAGAACGAAACAATCATAGGACAATCTATATGATGTTTTCTACGTCTTACGTTTGTTACAGCTGTTCCATCAGCTTGAACTACAACACATTCTGTTTGTCCTGCTGCGTTGTAAAATCTTTGAGGACCAGGACAAGGATTAACTTTATTGTAACCATCACATACTCCATTTTCTGACAAATAGTCAGGGTCATAATTTACACTTGTATTTGTCCCTTCCAATGCACACCATGTAGATGATGTTTGAGGGTCGATGGTAATTGATTGTGGATTACCATCACAATCTTGATAATCAAAATTTACTGGTGCTAAAAAACTATTATTACTATATGAATAATTATTACATTGTTTTGCACCAGGTTTTTGATAAACATGAGCAAATAAATCATAGTAATACCATCCTTGGTTATCTACTTGGAAGAAGTTAGCAGAACCATCATAAGTTCCACCCAAGGTTGCATAAGGTAAAAATGGTTCTGGTATTAGTGAGTTATCAACACCAGGAAATATCGTAATATAGTCAGGTTGATATGGAGCATCAGGAACGATATCAGTTACAATTGTTGAACCTGAAGAATATTCACATCCAACAACACATCTGTATTGTGCGATATGCCATAGTTGTTCCAAATTAGCATTTGGGGTTCCACCTGACCATAAGTTATATCCATTATATTCTCTTGTCTTTTGAGCATCGGCTAATGTAATGATACTATTCTCCTCAGCAACATAGTTCAAATATGGATATGTCTCACCTGAAAATCTTGGGTTAGCAGTTAAAAATGTTCTAATGACTTCACCCACATCCATGATGGCTTTACCATATGAATTTGGTGCTACCTTTAATCGTGATTCTAAGACCTCATTTTGACCTTGAGCCTTGAAGTATACATCTACTATGTATTTGAAGTTTGATAGGGTATATCCCGTAGAGGATAACGTGTATATGTGTTCCGTGTTCGACGGAGTTATAGTTAATGGTGATTGTTCTACACTTATTATTACACTCATTTTTTTATGATTTTAATTCTTGTTCTATTACAGCTTCAAAGAAATTAGCTGCATCTATTCCTAATGCTTGAACTGCCTCATCTTCGAATTCCTTTTCAAAGATTTGGAATGCTTCATCATAGAAATATGTTGGTTTAATACCAAACTGATTTATGTTTCTCCTTACAGCAAACGCAACACCCAATGCTTCTCTTTCCCCAAGTCCAAATTTAATTGCACTCCATTTTTTCAAAGCTGTAATAAATTGAGATGTTCCACCCTTTTTACCTTTTCTTGGTTTATTCATACTTGGATGAGGATGTCTTCCATCATTTACGTATTTCCAATAATCTAACATTGTAACCACAATTTGATTATCCCCTTCATCATATGTAACGGAAATACTATTGTATAAATTACCTGTTTGTTGTGTCATATTTCTAACACCAAACGTACTTCGTTTACCATTATAACCTGGCGCAAATGGATATGGTTTAGCCAAAGATTGCTTTAATGCAGCCTCAAACTTAGAAGCTAAATCTTTCATTACCCTATTGTATTCAGTATAATCAATTTGTTCTGCCATTATGAGTCAGAATTGTTATCACAAGGAGGGAACGTAGCATATGGAGCATTACATCTATCAATAGCGTCTGGTACCCTTAATTTTATTTGTCCTGTCCAACCACTTACATAATCGTCAAATGATTCTGAGAACGGAGACATTTGAACGGGATAATCAATATCCAAATTACAATAACACTCCATTCCTGTCGCATATCTCAATTGAGCGATAACGTCTTTTAGAATATCCAAAGTATCACTCCACACATCTACTTCATTCTCAAAGTTTTTGGTGTTGAGAATATCCATAATCATAATGTTAAACGTGTATACAGTTTCTCTACCATCAGTGGTTGCTGGTTCTGGTATAACCCACATTAGGGGATAATATGGTGCATAGTTTTGTTGAGTATTCTCAATCTTCAATCTTTCTTCTGTATAATAGATTAATTGATTGATATCACCAATACCAAAGGCTTGCAATTGTTCGTGGTATGTTTGTAGTTGTCTTAATAAATCAACTATCTTCTTAAAATTATAATAACCTACTGCGTTTGCCATATCTTACATTTTATATTTTTGTCTTAGTTTTTGTTCTTCACGTCTTTTTATTTCGTTAACATCTTTCATATAGGATAAATAGTTCAATACAAATACTAACGGATACGTAGTGATTTGGTCAATTTTCGTAATATCTTCATTGGCAAGTGTAATAAGAGTACCAAACCACCCCCAAAAATTGTTAAAACTACGAATTTCAAGAGCATCCAACTCAACTTCAGTATCATCTTCTTCTTGTTCCAAAAAGAGACCTTCGTATCTCCTTGTAAGATTTTTTCTAAACGCAAAAAAAAACTACTTGAACCGTTGATGTATTTTATACTTAACTTCTTAAACTCCTGAGCTTTTAATTCCAATTGTTTCGAATCATATGGTTTGTAATTTCCGTTCTCATCAATCTCCCTGTATAACATTGCCATCAACATATTCATTTCCTTCTTTCTCTCATTTATTGGTTTTTGTAGGAATGTGTCGATATCAATAAACTCACCAAATGTTAAATTGGGTAAATCTATAAACTTGTAATGTTTTCCATTGAACTCAAATTGGTTTATGAACTCTGTCCCTTCACTCAAGAAATAATCAGCGATGATTTGTGCTGCATTAAATACTTCTTGATAATCGGCATTTTCAATCTCTTCTTTTGAGAGACCAGTAACTTCTGATAATAAAACCACATAAAGTTCCATCTCGTCCATCCACTCTTGGAGGACTGTAATCTTTGACCACATCTCAATTGTGGGTGGATTGATGGTATAACTTTTACCTTTGTACTGAATGTATTTTTTTTCCATATACTATATTAAAATATCTTTTTCATTTTTTTTATACACATTATCTAATCACATACTTACCATAATTTATTTTTCGTTTGAATGTTTGGTAAGCCAGTGCTAGACTTATGATGGTATCATCATGGAACCCCTTGGCAGCTCCATATTTGACCTTTCTTGACTTGGGTGAGTATTCATATGTAAATGAGCTTAACTCCTTGTATAAGTCAGGATTTAACTCTTGTGTGGGTAGTTTAATCTTATCCTCATTCATTGCCATAATCAAGTCCTCAATCATATTCTGTTTGGATTCATTATTAGTTACAAATGGTTGAATGCCTGAATATTGTTTTCTTATGTTCTCATACAATACATCACCAATTGAATTGACCTCTGCCAGTATTTGTGGTTTCCATTGTCTTAACTTACTCACAACTTCACTAATGATTATATCCCAACTCTTTTGTCGTTCTCTGTAAAAATCAACCATATTACCATTAGAGTCTAATATTGTTAAAACGGTATAATCCGATTGTCTTCCAAAGTCCAAACCAGCATAATATTTTTCTGTTGAACTAAATGGTGAATAATGTGATAATACACAAGTGTTTTTAATTGAGGAGAATACCTCACCACCATCGTCTATAAACTCTGCTAATATCTCTTGTCGATATATTGAATCAGGTAATGATAACTTTGCCTCATCCAATTCTTCCTGTGTGATAAATGGTGTATCAAATGATGTGGCATGAAATGTTTGATATTGTGGATAATCATCAGACATTCCCCTCATTGCAACTTCATAAAACCAGTTCTTACCTTTTGGGGTTGAGATGAATAAAACTTTTTTACCATTAACCAATACTGTAGGTCTTAATACTGTATTCCACACTTCGTTCTTGATGTATGCAGCTTCATCTACAATAAGATAAGTCAAAGTATAACCACGAAGGGTATCTTCACGTTCTCCACTTCTAAAATACATTACTGAACCATTTATGAAGGTTATGGTTAGTTCGGACTTGTTGATTGATTTTGTTAAACCAGTTCCTGCTATGGTATTGGTTAATTCTGTGAATACCTTTTTTGCTTGTGAATATACTGGTGATACCCACATTGATACGGAGTTATTATCCTCTAAAGCCCATTTCAATAATAGATTTTGAGCTGTAAATGATTTGCCTGCCTGACGACCGAAACATCCTACAATGTATTTGGTTGTATCGTCAGTGCAGGACTTAATGATTTCTAACTGTTTTTTGGTTGGGGTAAATCCTTGTACTTCAATCACAGACATTCAATAACTTTTTCAAACCATTTATCAAGGTCGTAGTATCTACTATTTGTTCCTTTGTCTCCATAGTTGTCTGGACTTGTTGAGTGTAAATTATCACTATTTGGATTTAATTTATACCCCCTTCTTTTTCTTTTTATAACACCACTATGTTTACCCCCACCACCAATATTACCATCATTTAACATATCATCACATACCAGTAGGTTGGGTGTAAATCTACCTTGTCCTTCACTAATACTTTGAGTTGATGTTCCGTGTCTTTTATCATTACCCCCACCAAAATTATTGTTTGTTTTATGTTCGTAGGACACATTTAGACGGGGTACTTTCTCATCAACAAATGGGATTCTACAATCATCCAACCACATTATACCTTTACTGTATTTCATCTATCACTTTATCAAACCATTTATCAAGGTCATAGTATCTACTTGAACTACCTTTATCATCAAAACCCCTATCAGTATTATTCATAGTAGTTTTACTATTAAGTAATGAGTTTCCTGTATATGTTGGTTTACCCACATCATTTCTACCTCTTTGACTTTTACTAACACTACCATCATTTAACATATCATCACATACCAGTAGGTTGGGGGTGAATCTACCTTGAGTTGTTATTTCTCTTTTATGTTGAATAGTTGGGTGTAATCTAAATAAAGTATCATCTGTTTTTTTATCATCACTATGGACGGGTATTGTTCTAACCTCATCAACAAATGGTATTCTACAATCATCCAACCACATTATTCCTTTAGAGTATTTCATCTAT